CCTTTAGAAGGTTCAGCAGAACTACTAACTAAAGAATCTAATTTTACCAAAACAATTAGACTTGACGGAATTCCCGAAGGAAATGAAAAATTCGTTGGTCGATTAAGGCAGTATAGTACCGACGGAACAATATTAGCTTCAACTGGTACAAAAAGAATAAATGATACTAGTCAAGCAGTAGCAGAACCTGGATATAATTTGTCTGCTAGTTCACCCAAGGTCAATGAAGGTGAACAAGTGTTGATAACACTAACTACAGTCAATGTTCCGTTAAATACAACTGTACCTTATACTATCACAGGTGTAACTAGTGCCGATATAGCCGGTGCGTCTTTAAGTGGAAATTTTTCGGTTGATTCTTTAGGAGTAAGTATAGCTACTCTTACTATCGGTGCCACACAAGATTCTACAGCAGAAGGAAGTGAAACTCTTACAGTAACATTAACGGGTATTACACCTACTGTAAATGTTTCCGTTGTTATTAGGGATTAACCCCATCTAAGACAGAAATATGTAGCGTCTTTTTCGCTTAGATCAGCAACAATTTTATAACGATAATACCAACTTTGAAAATTGTCGGATTTGCACCAGACTGGGTCAGTCAAAGAATTTTGCATGACCCATTGGCCAGCTTCGGTTTGTTGCCATTTCCAAATTGGTTCCGCAGCATAAATTTCAGGATCGTCGACATCACCGATACTAAATTCGTAAACCACTACCTTCATTCTTGAACATACTCTTTAGCCATTGGAAAAATAGCACTAATGGCCTCTGCACAAGCTCTAGCAACTTCCATATGTTCTTTTTGTGTACCGTTTCCGCTACGAAGTTCAATAAAATGAATCCAACTTCTTAGAGTTCCATTCATATACAAACGACTTTCAATTAAGCCTTCGGGCAATACTGCTCGTGCCTGTTCTTTAGCGATACCTTTACTGATAGCCCATTCGTATGCATTTTTAGCTTCTGAAATAACTCGTGTTTGCATCATTTCCCATTGATAGGAAATCTGTCTTTCAGTGTCAATATTAAGATCTAAAGGAACACTATTTTGTCGATTTTTAGTGTCCTGTAAACGAGCTTCTCTAGTTGTGAACTTTAGATCTTTAACTGGATCGGCATACCGTTGACTGAATTCTTGAAAACTGAAACTACGATGGCGAAGAATTTGGCGAGCGATATCTCTAGTAGTTTCAATTTCCATACATGCTGATACCATTTCTAAAGGAGACCAATGTGCATGTTTAACTAGATATCGAATTAATTTTTCGCTAGTCTCGGTATTAAATTGATTACTGGGATTACTAACACGAGCACAGTACGCGATCAATTCTTGTGCATCGTCGATACCTTTATTCAAAAAGTCTGAAGTAGGCTGTGAGTATGATACAAGTTTTACTTTCATAAATCTTTTAAAATTTTATCAGTAATTGGTTGAATAACTTTAGCAACATTATCGATGTCAACATAAAAATCAATATCCTCAATGACTTGATCCAGTGATTTGAGTTTTATGTTCAACATCTCTTCGATTAATTCAGGGTCGTTACCTTCTGACAATAATTCTTTAATATTAACATTAACCATTGTTCCGTCGATTAAGTTAACTGTTATCGACTGTAATAATGTTATAGGGATCTCTTTCTTCTCAACTTCTTTAAGAATTTTACGCCATTGATCCTTAGCTGAAATATTAATCTTTTTGAGCTTTGACCGGGGTTTTTTTACTGGTTTTTCTTCCATTTGGTTTCAGTGAAGGATCAAGTTCAGCGGCTTCATTAATTAATCGCTGTACTTCTGATAGCATAGATTCTGCTTGTTGTTTCATTGTTGATGCTTGTCGCAAAAGATTTGCTGCTAAGTCAGCATCGGTTAACACACCTGTGTCGTTACTAGTAGGAATAACTGCCGGATTGGCTCGACTATTAGTAGGAACACCTACTTCTTCGCCTTCTATGGATTTCTTCTTACCAGTTAAACCTTTATTGGCATCCAATTCAGCAAGACGCTTAACAGCCTCTTCACCTTTAGCCATTTCATTAAGAATACTATTCAATTCATCTAAACGAACTTGACTGGCCGGAGTCGGGGTAACGATAATTTGATTAGTTGGTACTTTTTTGATTAGCCCATCTTTGTGCAGTGCTTCTAAACAGTTACGACCGTCTGGCATATAGTTTCTAAAGAGTGCATCTGAAAAATTCTCAGCTTGTTGTCCTACTGGACTTTCTAATACTTTCATAACTGCATCATGATAGAGTCGAGGCAATAGGTCACTATAAGAAACCAAGCACATATGTTCTTCGCCGGGCACTTCTCGGAACAAAAGTACTACCTTCTTATCGTTATGTTTTCCAACATGTTTGTACATTGTAAATATCCTTTTTTATCAAATCGATGAAGACTTTTCTTGAGACTGCTGATTAGCCATAGATAGAAATTTTGTAATACGATCATACAATGTACCCACACTTGAAAGTTCGTCTGGTTTCCACACGCCTCTTTGTGTTCCGGTTTCAATGATCTGAATCATTAAAGCTAAATCTTGTAGTGTCAAGGTGGTTCTTTTATCTTGTGATTCTTCTGGTTGACTATTCGAAACATCCGACATTTTGTAAATCTCCGTGAAATTATATTTTATATTTAATGTTAGTTAGTAATGTGTCAAAATTTATTGAGCTCGTTTAGTACTAGAGCAAAATAAGTGGCTTCGCTGTGAATTTCGAATGCAGCTCTTCTTTGTATATTAGTTAATGACTTTTGTTGATCATAGACAATCACTTCGCCAAAATAAAAACGACCGGATAAATTTTCATATATCCAGTCTGAAATCTTTTTAGCACTACAGCTTAAATCAAAATCCACCACATAAAAATGTGGTGGGCAAAACTCTAGTACTCTTTGATTATGTACATTAAGAGGGTTGACTTGAAATGTCTTTATCATCGGTTAGAATTTTAATTTTCATTGGTCCATTCTCTTGTTCTGGCATTTCTAATTTATCTTTTAGATATTCTTGAGCTGCTTCGGTAAAACTAGACAAGAGATGAAGTTGATTTGTAATTTGAACGATTTCGGCGCAGCGAGATAGATCCTCTAAGAGGATCTCACATCGCATCAATCGCACTTGAAGATCATCGACAACTTTTCGAGCATCTTTAGCTCGTCGGATAGTAGCAGTATCAATTACTTTCATGATAAATTTTTTAAATTATTTTTTAGCGTTTTCGTAATGTGCCCAGATTCCAAAAGGGGGAATAACTTTAACATTGCCTTTAATAATAAAAACAGTATCGCAGTAGTCGGGGTCGCCCCAGCTGCCATATGGCATACCGTCTGTGAACATAATAAATTTTTTCGGAACGATATCGTTTTCCTTCATGAAGCTCCAATTGGCCATAAAATCAGTTCCGCCACCGCCTTGAGGTTCGTACTCCATAATAGACCTCATATTGTCTGCATTAAATTCTTGTAGATTGTATACCGAAGTATCAAAACTCCACACTTGAATACGATAGTCGTCGTAGCTTTCCATGATACCGTTAATCTCGCTCAAGAACACTTTCAATTCGTCTTGACCGATGCTACCTGAAGTATCAATAGCAATACAAATATCAACAGTCTCTCCGGGTTTCATACCGGGAAGAATCGCATCCATGTGCCAGCTACGACGGTTAGGACGGCTCCAAGTAAAATCATTCTTAATAGTACTTTGAATCTGTTGAAGTAGAAGTTCTTTCCAATCAATGACACTAACAGTCATTTCTTTGATGAGCCTCTGTACACCCGAAGGCAGTTCTCCGGAGCCACAAGCTCTTGCCGCTTGTAAAATTGCATCTTTGATTTCGTCTCGGAGAGCTTTTTGATCTGCTTTACTGAGAGTAGGGCGACCCTTGCCGTCGGATTCTTCATTGCCGTTGCCGTTGGCATCGTCTTCCATGTCAAGGTGTTGATCCAACAATTGTTTGGTTAGATCATCAAGATTGATCTTTTGAGCATTTTTAAAAAGATCGTCGTAAACTTCTTCGTAACTCCAACCGCGATATTTTGAATCATACAAAATAGGCACCGTGGTAATTTTAGAACCAATACCTTGTTCGATCAAATCTGCATTGACACAATAGTCGGCTGCAATATTACTGAGTACTGGGTGTCGTTCGTTACGACGACCTAGGTGATCATAGACTACATGAAGAACTTCATGTCCGAACAAGAATTCACATTCTTTTAGACTTAGACGATTAATAAATTGACTGTTATACCAAAAATGGCGACCGTCGGTGGCCGCAGTAGGACACCAATCGTCGGCGTTAACTAGTTTAAGACGAGTAGCAAGATTTCCAAAGAAACCGGCGCGAAGAAGCAGCCCTACACGAGAGGTAATAAGTTTTTCTCTTGCAAGATTATCAATCTTAGGATCGGTGACTGTCTTGGTTTGTTCTTTAGTTGAAAGAGTAGTGTCAGTCATAATCATTTCCTGTTATTAAGTAGAACCATTGTAGCATAAAACAACAAGGGGCACAAGGCCCCTGTTGTTACTTGGCAACAGCCGCCACAACATACTTTCCAAATCGTTTATGGAACTCATCAAAGTGATTCAATTTGGACGGAACGAACGGAATACCGTAGGTAGTAATAGCGATTCGACTAGCCATTACCACAAGCTCGGTGGTAAAATTATCCATAGTGAAACGGAAGAAATTATCTGCCATTTTGTTCCACTCGTCGAGTTTTCCGTTGGCTTTTTCGTAAGCATCTTTAAGCTCATAGCAAAGACTGATACTCAGGGAGTACATGGCCGAGACTTCTTTGATTTTAAGCTCACTTACCTTACCGCTAAGAACATCACGCGGTTCAGGCATTTGACCTGACACTTTACGATGGGCATTGAATTTTACAGCCATTCCTTCACCAACAGCACCGGCGATAAGGTCAACGGTTCCGCTGTCGGTAGTGTCGTCGTGATCTTCAAGAAGCTCTGAAACAAAGGTCCACGAACGAGGAGTAGCGAACGATCGGGAACTTGAACGGGGATCAAAGTCAAAAAGATCTTGTTTAGCGAACGACAGATAACCAACAACATCTTTATGAATTTTATTATTTACTGCCCACACTTGCCACGAATCGAAGTCGACTCGCATTTCCAAATGAATGAAACGATTGGATAGTGGAGCAGGCATGCGGAAAGTAACACCTTTGTCGCTTTCTCGATTGCCGGCAGCTACCAATACTACATTGTCAGGCAAACGATACTTGCCGATGCCTCGATTAAGAATCAATTGATAGGCAGCGGCTTGAACAGCTGGAGCAGCAGAATTCAATTCGTCAAGAAACAAAAGAACAATGGGATACTTACTTGCAAGTTCCTCGTCGGGCAAATCAATAGGGGGTGCCCAATCCATCTTGCCGAGGTCTTTATTATAGAACGGAATACCGCGAATGTCGGTGGGTTCCATCTGCGCCAAACGCACATCGATCATATGACCGTTGAGGTCTTTGGCAATACCGGCTACTAGTTCACTTTTACCAATACCCGGAGGGCCCCAAAGAAATACCGGGCGTTGTTTCTTAAAACAACGAATTAGACTACGACGAGCTTCGGCGGAAGTTACAGTGCGGTTTTCAGAAATAGTTGCTGACATAGTTCACCTTTATTTAATTGAGTACATCTATTGTATGAAAAAACATAAAAATGAGCAAGAAGAAAAAATCTGTTGTAGTTTTCTTACAACAGATTTTTAATGTTAGGCAAGTTCCAGCATATGAGCCGGCACCTTCCACATTCCCCGTGGGCTATCAACAGTGACATATTTAATAGCCATCTTGACAACCTTTCCAGTGATAGTCGTATCATACTTGCGACTATGAAATTTAACTGTAGTGCCTACAGACAATTGTTGATTAACTGCTCGAGTCATTAATCCCCGACGATATTTAACAGCCTGAATAATGCTATTCAATTCAGAATTCGAAAAATTACCAAAAGCAATAGCAGAATTGATTTGTTCAATTTGAGTCGATGCGCTCATTTTGATTCCTTATTAAACTTCGAGATTAAATTGGCTACGGAGAACTTCTTTGCAGGCTTCGGCAGTTCGTTTGGTAACCACAACTCGGCCACCAAAGAATCCAACATAGAGATTACGATGTTCAACAAATTTTACTTCGCCATCTGCACCTTGGTGCTTTTGCCGTTTAGCAGTAACACGAACCACTTCTTTTTTAACAGCAGATTTGCGAGGTTTGACCTGCTTGAGAGTTTCTGTTACTTTCTCGGCAACAGCTGAATCCGTCGAGTCGAAACCATGCTTACGGTCATAGCGGGCGATTTGCTCCGGGGTGTTGCCCCAGGTAGAAATCAAACGTTGAACTTCGGTACCCGACAGTTGATTCCAGTTGATGATTTTATCAGTCCAGTTTTTCATTGTGAGCCTTTTTGTTAACGAACACTGCTATTATAGCAAAACGGATAGAGTTGGTCAACCGTTTTTTGTTAAAAAATACAGAATTTTAGTGGGTTTTTTACTACAAAAAGTGACATTTTTAGCATTTTTTGTGGGTTTTAGACAGATCGATTTGCTAGTGTGTTAAGCACTGATAGTGGTATTTTTACAACAACATTTAGTGCATTAACACGAATGCGTAACTGCTCGGCAATTGCATAGACATTTTGTAGAGTAACGGTGTCTGGGTTAGTGTCTACTAACAAAAGGGCTTTATTTGCAGTAAAATTTTTATGTGTATGTGCAACGAGCCTGAAAGTATGTATTTTGTTACTGTAGGGCTTGCGGTGAAAATTTGCTTTGACATACAAAGTGCTGGAGGGCTTGCTATTGTATAGCATGTTTGATCCGTTTTCGCTGTAAAGTGTTACTATAGCAAAAACGGGCCCAGTAGTCACTCGTTTTTATAGTGTGTCTAAAAACTGTTGCAAATCTGCCACAGTTTTAAACACTTGATTTCCGTGAAGATTAGTACGCACTAACATAAAATTACGACTGTAAATTTCTACAGTAGCGTCTAGGGTTCGAGCACGACCGAAAGTTACAGAGAGATACGGGCGACCTTTACGACTAGTATGGGATCCAGAGAGAACACCATATGGAGCAGTAAAATTTCGACCGCAAGCCCAATGATAAACTTGATCTTGTATTTGTTGACTATTCATAGATCAGTACCGGATTCCAAAACGAGAATTGTATTGATTGTAAAATCCCATGATAAAGATTTCGACCAAATTCGTATCTAGGTCTACGGTATTATGTACATAGTCAGGGCGACCCAAAAAGAAAGCATATGCAGATCGGGGGCCGCCAAGATCGTGTACCATTTGTAGATGATCTAGCATTTGGTCATCAAATTTAGGAACTTCAAGATTCATTTTTGATCCCCGAGGTGATTTTTACGGATTTCTTGGCAAATCTCGTAAGCTCGCCCTAATTGAAAAAGAGTAAAACAAAGACCAACAATACTAACAGCTTCAAGAATCATTTGTACATTCATAATTTACTTTCTAATTTCAAACACAAAATTTATTCACTATGAACCTATTATAGCACCGTTTTTTTGTTTGGTCAACCGAAATTTTTGTTGTTTTTAGACAACAAAAAAGGGTCCTAAGACCCTTTTGTAGCAAAAAAACAACAATTGTTATTTTTTTGTCGCGTTCACGAAATTGTACATTTTTTCAGCAGTTTCGAGAACCTTATCCAGTCCAGGAAATTCCGGCATATCGACCTTGGTGATAATTTGACCGGTTTTTTCATCTCGTTTAGCACTAATTTCCCAGCTCTGAAATTTGACTTTATATTCGGTCTCGACCAAGTCTTTAGCCATTGCCAGAATATCTGTACGAATTTCATAACCGTTTTTATTGAATTTAACTTCGGGCAATTTCGGTGTTAGCATATCAGACATTTGTTTCTCCTTTAAGTGTGTATGTCTATGATTAGACTTTTTTATTAACCTGGGCAGTCCACGCATCCCAGCCGGCTCTGAACCAGTCGATACTGAAAGGATTTACAAGCCTTTCTACTTTAGTTTCCATCATTTCACGACCTAGTGTAGTAAACACTGTGGTTCCTGTTTTAATAGAAACGTGTAGAAAATCTGTTTGTGCATCGACATAGTTAGTCCATGCATCTTTAAGATTAGGGTTTGTGATATATTTGTTGATAAATTGTTTTTTGCCATTTTGAATAGCATCAACGGTAAGTTCTGGTAAATTATACATGTCTGTCTCCTTGTGTGTATTGTACAGTAACTTTTACTAAAAAATCAATAGTTATTGATTATTTTAGTATAACTTTAGTAGCTTCGTCGTAGTGATGCAATTTCGCCAACGAACTAGCTGTTCTAGCCTTTGCTAAACTAGCAAAAAAACTAGTTAATAGATTTGCAATTTTTTTCATAGCCATTTTCCTTTTGAGATTTTTTGGTTGTATTCTCTCGAATACTGATCGATATCAGATGTGCTTTGTGGGCGTCGTGATTCGATATATTCCTCTAGATCTGATGCATAAGTTCTAGGGATAAAGATTCGGCGCAGAGCCGTTAGAACATTAGTGAATTCAAACATGATGATCCTCTGTAAGTGTGTTAGAAACTCGTGGTTTCTACTAACTATTTATCATAACGACGCATCAATTTAATTCTTGTTCGTTATTCAAATAACTTTGTAAATTATCATTGTATAAGGTTAATACTAAACTGGTTCTTTCGTCGAAAATTAGAATAGTTTCTAGATCTTGCACAAAGTAAGGATACTCTAGTATCCTCTCAAGTTGAAGAAGGGTTTTTGGCATAATTCTGCTGTTTATTTTATGCTTATAATAATATATTTTGGCCTTTTCGATAGCAAAATTGACACCTATTTTAGTAAGCCTCATACTAGTTAAATTAATCGGATTGAACCACCAGATTTTTCTGAACCCTTCAACAGAATATTGTTCTAGGGAACCATGTGCAGCTTCTAAAAATTTTATAGTCCAACCAATTTGGTCAATTGGACTAGTTTTACTCATTGCACTTCTGGATAAATTATAGATCCATGGTTTAGTAAAACTACAGTAAATTTATCAGTTTTGAACTGATTATTAAGTTTTTTAGCTAAACTAATGGCATGTCCAGGATTACTAAAGCTGACTTTTCTATATTTAGGTCCAGGATAGCTAACTAGGATATTTTGCGTTTTTAAATTAACTGGTTTCCCATTATAGTAAACCGCCCAAATCCCCTCGCTAGCCAGTACTTGGTCACATTTATAAGTGGTCTTATTGAGATTTTCTAATATTACAGTAGGTTTTGGTCTACTCATTGTGCGGTCCTTTACTTTCTTTCATGTAATTATATTTATATGTAGTTTATGACAAAATTATATCTGCTGGATGTTTTTTATTCTTAAAAGGACCCAAATATTTGTGTCTTTGTAAAATAATTTTTTTCGGACAAAAAACATTAATCCAAGTACCTTCGATGTTAACAAGATAATATCCGGCACAATGATAGCTTTTACTTTTTTTATCTTTAGTAAAAAGAGGTAATTTTGATTTTACTTCGTAGACTGAATTGTATGGTTTGCTATCACAAGGAAAGCCGTAAATAACATTTTCTTTATTTGTAATATTTGAGTTCTTGGTAAATTTAATATTATGTTTATTAGCTAATATTTTAAGAGATGAGAATTTTTCTCTATTTTGGCCTTTGACTAACATAACTCCGTCTAATACAGCTTGAATAGTTCCAATTTGGTGACCATTTTCTTCTAATACCCAAAATTTATTTTTTACGATATTTTTCGCTTCGGCCATGTATTATCCTCGTAAAGCATTCCACATCATTTCGTGTTCGTAGACTGTAGCCACAGGCTTAAGCCAACCTTTTTGATAACAATGCTGAATAATCCTCATGTATTCTCTGGGACAGTTATCTGTAATTTCGAACCCAGCACGATCGGCTATCATCGGACCGTCTACTAGAGTAAAATCGGGATCGCCTTTTTTAAGAGTTTTTAAATTAGATTGATGGGAATTAATATTCATTTAAATTACCCTTTAAATTCTGAACTAAAGATATCGGCAAAATCTTGTGCCTGCTCGCTGAGCTTAGTAAGCTCATGCTTACCACAGAATTTAAGAAAATGAGTTCCGATCATTGGTTTCTGTTTTGAAACACAATTGGACAGTACTGTTTCGGTAATCTTATTTTTAACTTCATTAGGTTGTGCACTAAGGTCTACTAGAATTCGATTTCTTTCATAATCATCTTTTACCCGATGTTCAACACCATTATGATCGACCCACCTTTGTAACATTAGATTATTCCAATTGAATCCTTGTTTATCTCGATCAGCAAAAGCTTCTCGAAGACCGACTTTGTTTTTTGATCCTTTTTCCCTTACACCAGGATAGGCACTAAACACATTATCACTGACATCGCCCCTCATACATTTTTCAAAAAGTGCCCATTGAGGATCCGGGGTCTGTTTAGGTTCCTTAGTTTTCTTATCAATTACTTGACGACCTTTACTATTAAAGACTCCTTCTAGAGAATAAAGTTCGTCAGTTACACCATTATATTGTTTAACATTATTGGCTAATAGTTGGTGGAAATCACTATCACTACTAATGATAATGTGTTGATCCCCAGGATGATTTTGAATCCACCCGGCGATCAAATCGTCTGCTTCGAGCTCGGGATGATGCAATACTGTACAATTCGTGCGGTCTCGAAAAAAGTCTTTAAGCTGATCAAGACCTTCCCAGAATAAACGATCTTCTTCGGCTTCTTTTGGACTTAATGCCGCTCGTGCCTCGGCACGATTGGCTTTGTAGGGTTTATAAAAATCCTTACGCCAACTGCGTCCTTCAAGGCAAAAAATAACATGAGTGCCTTTTTGATCGCGCCAACATTTATTAATGCTAGCCAGCGTTACATGGATTGCAAAGGATACCTTTTCTTCACTAGAGTTTGCACGATGTGCAGCATGTCTAGCACGAAAATAGGTATTCGTAAGATCAATAAGTAGATATGTATTCATGTTATTATGTTAGCACATAATAACGATAGTGTCAACTAAATTCTGTTCGACCGCCTTCTAACTTTCGGCTACGAGGTTGTCTTAGATCAGGATCCGCCATTTCTTGTTCGAAATTCTCTAAAATCACATTTCGACAAACTTCTTGAAACCATTGATCTACAATTTGTTGATCGGTTTTTCCTTTGTACCCGGCCTTGACCAAATTAGCAATAAATTTATCATTCCAATCTAATTCAAATGCTCCGGATCCAATGTTATTAGGATCAAGCTCGACATTTAAAATAGCAACATATGGTTCGCCTTTTTCTGTGGCTATTTCTTTTGGGGTTTTCTTAACTTTTGGTTCTTCTTTTGGAGTCTTGATAACTTTTTTAAATAAATTAATCATTCTTGATTTCCTTCCATGTGTAATCGCCTAACCATTGAACTTGTGTAATATACTTATAATAATCAGGTGATCCTGTAGACCAATCATTGGGTCCTAACATAGACAATAAAATTTCTTGTTGTCGTTGATCTTCTATCAACCAATAGATATTTCCATGCACCGGACGAAAGTTATATTTGGCTCGATATACTAAATCTGTAATATCTAATCTTCTAAGAATATTTTGGGCTTGTTCTTCAAGCACCTTAACCAAAGCCACAATCCTATCATATTCTTGTTGAGCATTCATTCGAGCCGTATTTAGCATCATATCTTTATGACTCTTAATAGGTACCGGCTCGAATTTAATACTTCCGACTTCAGTAGGATATTCTTGAATATTTCGATTAAAGAAAGGTATCAATATATTTCCGGTAGTAATATCAAAGCTATTTCTACCTTTGGCACTATTACTATCGGACATATTATTTTCAAGTCCCCCAAGCGTTCTTAAACAAAGGAACCTGAAGACGATCGCTATATCTGTAACCTAATTTCATAGCCAAATCGGCCACTTGTCGATTGTGCATACTGTAGACATTTTCCACTCCGCCCACAGGCATTAAATAAACAGGGCCACGGAATCCCGAACTTCGATATGCAGCTACCGCATCTTGTATTTCTTCGGTGTCGCTATCGCCGGTAACAACAAACTTAAGATAAGTGTAACCTACTAATTCATAGTCACAGATGATATCGGGTTTAATAGCATCTTCCCATCGCTCTCCGCTAACACTTAATTTTGGACTGACACTGAATGTAATTTCGGTAATAGTAGTGTCATTGTGCAGATAATTAAAAAAGTCGTCGGTGAGATCTTGGGTACCATTGGTCTCAAAAGTTAACTCTTTAAGAGATCGCATTTTAGGATGATCAAGTAATTTTGGATAACTACGCTGCCATCCTAACAATGGCTCTCCTCCAGTAATAACTAGGTGTTCGTCTTGCCATTCTTTGTTTGGGAGGAGATCAACAATGGCTTCTGCAAGCCCGTCCGTTGTAATAACCGGTGAAAGGTCTTTAAACCTAGGATCCCAACTAGCGTAAGAATCGCAACCGGTACTAACAAGTGGTAAATCTTTATATTGCTTAAACTCTGAGATACGAGCAGCCACCAGGTCTCGTTCATTTGATAATTCTCCTTTTGGCATTCCGAAGCCACTACAGGTAAAGTTACAACCAAAGGTGCGTAGAAATACACTGGGTACTCCCATATATCGACCTTCGCCTTGAATTGAATAGAATAGTTCTGAAACTTTGATTTTGCTCATGGTGTTTTAAAATAACCAAAATATTTGTTTAGTACTTCTAACTTGTCTGAATATTCAGCAATAATAGCTACTTCTTTCTCGATAGCATCCATGATATCTGAATGTTCGGGGATTGCAGTAGGATTATTTAACATAACCTCGATGTTGACTCGATGTTTTTCAATATGCGCTTCGTAATACGAACGACTAGCCGCTATTAGTTGAGTTCTCATTTGATTTTCCTTGATTAAAAATATTTGACCACTGACGAAGTTTATCTAGTTTAGCTGCCATTGCTCGATTAAGATCGTTTTCAGTGATCAATCCTGAACTTTGACAAAGTTTAATCATTGCCATAAGATCGCCGAGCTCTTCGGCTAAATGTTCTCGATTAGTTTTAGGTTTTCCTGGTTTATATTGATCCAATCCGAATCTAAAACACTTACTAATAGCTTGTGTCACTTCGGCACATTCTTCTTGTGTAATAAGAAGTATTTCTCTTTGTTGATCATTCACAGCAGTATCCAATTGTTTGATAATATATTGTAATTGAAAATATAAAAAAATGCAAATAACAAAGGTGCCTGAGGGCACCTTTGTTTGCTCGAATATCAAAATCAATTACTGGATTTAAGAATATTTTCGTTTTCGGTATTCTTTTGCAATCGCGATTGCAATCGATTTAGCAGTAGTCCATATGCCGGAAGAATAACTAGTAAACTAACTAGAATCTTGCTAATACTGTTGTTAGTAGCCACTATGTGCCAATTAGCAGCCATGAACTCATTGGCACCTTTATAAAATGCAGTAAAGAAGAATGCATAGGTATCAATAAATGTACTAACAATAGCACTTAATCCTGGAGCTATCCACCAGGTGGCATACTTTTCTCTTAGGTATTGAAACACATAAACATCAAGAAGGTTGCTAACAAAGTAAGCCACACCCGACCCTAGACCAATTCGAATAGCTACCGAATCTGGTGCACCCCCTAGCTTAACTACTAGCATACTAACTAGGATAGCTGGAATGAATGCTAGTGTGATAACTGCTCGTCCTGTTTCTTTCCCTAGTAGACGAACTGTAAGGTCGGTAAGAACAACTACCAACGGAAAAGTAAATGCTGCCAAAGCCAACGGGTGGCCAAAGATATTCATTTTAAATTGCACAAGATAATTGCTGACAGCAATGATAATAATGTGCATAATCATTAGTTTATACGCCGTTGACCGATCTACACCATTTAAGATTTTGCTTAACATATTTTTCTCCCTAAGATTAAAGTTTGCAAAATAAACTACACAAATTACTCGAATCCCTCAAAAAGGTCCTCGTTCCACTCTCTATGGCCCTCTCGGAAAGCCATATTGGATTGTGTTTCTCTGACTTCTACTCTGAAGCACCAAAGACGAGCTGCCTCTCCGGGGCCCCACAGATCCGGAATATAAACTCCATTGACATACTTGTATAGCATATCGGCTAGACTTTCACATCCCAGTCGAGGTAATATTGTAAGTTTGGCTAGTTTTCTTTTTTGTAGTTCCAAGAACATATCAAATTCCGGATCGTCTTCTGCTACTAACAGTGTATGATCGAATTTATCTTCAAGGAAATGTTTAAGTTCTTTAAGACCACCGTAGTCAGCAGCCCAATTTCGTACATCGAGATCATTAGTACCAAAATAAAATTTCATCGAAAAACTATAACCATGAATCATATTACAATGACTATCGGCACGCCACTGTCTGTATGCACACGGAAAAGCATCATGATATTCTTTGGTACTGACATATTTGTAAGTTACTGGTTGATTCGCCATCTCTTGCCTCCTTTGTTTTAGCGAGTAAGTTTGATGACATGCAGAATTTATATAGCGGGTTGAATGCCTAAAGACCGCTTAGTGAAATATTTAGTTGAAATATTCTTGCCTGATATTATGTGTTTGTACATATTCTGCAAATTTCATAATAAAGAGTGTTGCTATATTAGCATCTTCCTCGTTAAAGTGCAAGCGAACACCTTTTGTTCCATCTTTACGATGATGACAAAATTTTCCTTTTCCATAACCAACAGACCAGACAATGATCGATTTACCTTGTTTATCAAAGAATTCGTCTTTAAGACATTTTCCTCCCATAGACATATACCAATCAACCATATCTTTAGTTAGATTTTCTATTTCGATTACAATAGGTTTATGAGCTGTGTACCACATTTAATATTTCAACCACTTGTTCTAGAGATTCACTGACTTCCCAAGTACCATGGGGTGGACAAAAAATAAAAGTTTTATTTTCAATAATACCTGCATCGTTAGTAACAAATTGACTATGAATAGTGGCAATAAGATCTTTTTTGATAGCAATTTTACTGCCTCTAAAAGAGTCCACTGCATTAGTTAGTGTTATAAACATTTGATTCCTTATTAAATTTTTTTGCTCGATCATCTAAATATTTTTCGTGTTGAATCCATCGATTCTCGACAAGAAATCCCCAATCTCTTTGCTGTGGTCCAGGAATAAACAGGGACCAGCATTCAACATCAGGATCAAGTTCAATACGATGAAAACTTTTTGCACTACAGGTTCGAAAACTTCCGGGACCTCTCCAAACACAAACTTCGTTGGTTTTTTCGCCGAGACTGTTAAATTGAGGAATCCATTCCCAGTAGCCTCCTTTAAGGATTAGACTAGCGTATGGCCACGGATGATCATGAACATCGTCGGGGTCCGATTTTAAAAATTTATGCAAAAAAATATTAAAAGGAAACCATTTACGATCTTTAAGAAAGATATAATACCTTTCTAAATATGGCTCGTTGTTGACACGATCCATTACGATTCTTTTTCGACCAATCTTATCCAAGAAATTTAGAATTTTTTTCATTGATGATTATTCCGAATAAGAATTTATTAAGATTGTTTAGTATCTTTACTAGACTTTTTTGATTTGGTTTTAACTGTTTTAGTGTTATCGGAACTATCTAATGCTGCTTTAACATCACGAGCAAGTGCATCCCAGTCAGTAACAAAATCAACACTTCCATCTTCGTATTCGGTACGAGTACTATGACTTCCTACAGTTACTTTTGGCCAAATAGATTTTTTACTCTTAGTAGCTTTTTTTGTAGGTTGTGAATATTCGTCAATATTTTTTCGAATCAACATAATAATCCTCTTGATTTATATAGCTTGAGTTAACGATAACGGACCTGAAATCCAATATTCTATTTTTGAATGATTCCAACCTTGGCTCTCTAAGGTTGAATAAAGTCCGACATCGATTAACTTTTGTATTGCAGTCTTTTCTTGCTCGGACATATCATCAGGAAAAATCCAAGTTACCCAAGGTCCATTAGGAATGGACTCTAATTGTGTAAGGCTCCATGCATAAGGTGTACCGTTAATCAATTCAATGCCATTGGCATTAACAAGATCAATTTCGGGACGATGGTCGGTTTGGCATTCAAATGTTGCAGTAGCATACAACTCTTTTCGAATCAGTGCTCTTGTACCTTTAGTCCAAAATTGATTCTCTGCTACCATATTTTTGACCTGAGGTACTAATTTCCATAATGACATAATTAATATCCTTTATTCTTTTTTGTCACCGAATAATTGCAAAAGACTCAAGAACAGATTAATGAAATCAAGATATAGAGATAATGCACCGGAAATTTCAGTTCCGGGGGTTAATCCTTCTTCCATAATTTGCTCTCGGATCTTTTGCGTGTCATAGGCAGTTAGTCCTAAAAACACAATAATAGCGATAGCACTAATAATCATTTGTGCAAAGCTACTACCTACGAATACATTAATAATGCTAGCAATAACAATCGCTATTAAACCGATCAATAAATATTTCCCAAGGCTATCAAGACTTTGTTTTGTAAAGTACCCGTAACCACTCATCAAGATGAATAAAGTTGCTCCGCCCATGAAAGCACTAACAATGCTTCCAAATTTAAATACAGTAAAAATAGTAGCGAAACTTAAACCCATAAGAGCAGCGAAACCGTGTAAAAGTGCAACTGCAACACCTTTAGATGGATTAGAGTGAAGTGCAAAATTAATACCGAATACTGCCACTAAGGGTGCAAAAATAACTAACCATTTCATCCATCCGGTAAAGAAAAATGTCATTAAGTCGGGACTAGATCCAACAAACCAACTAACAATCATACTAGTTAAAATGGCCATTGCCATATGACCGTAAACACGGCTCATGGCACTATTAATTGCAGATGCAGTTTGATAAACTAAAGTTGTCATAATATTATTAACTCCTATAAATTAACGAGGTGCCCAATCTTGTTGCAATTTGATATTGTCAAAAAATTCTTTTTTAGTTCCTGGGTCGTTTTTAAAAGACCCTTTCAAAACTGTAGTTTGAGTTAAACTAGAATGTGCCATAATACCTCGATTTTCACAACAGCCGTGAGTGGCCTGAATGTAAACGCCAAGATCTTTGGCCCCGGTTGCATGTTGAATTTCTTTAGCAATATTATTTGCAAGCTCTTCTTGCAAAGTGCCTCGACGGGCACACCATTGCGCTATTCTAGTATATTTACTAAGTCCGATAAGTTTTTCTGCTGCAATAACACCAATATACGCAACACCATTGACAGGTTGGTGATGATGACTACAAACGCTATGTAATTCACTACGAACTACTAACATACCTTTATAAGCATCTTTACTATCGTTTGGAAATGCGGTATTCGATGGCGGTGGATCATATCTTCCAGACATGATCTCATTGAAATACATTTTTGCTAGTCGTCTTGCTGTTCCTTGACTGTTGGGATCTGTTTTACGATCGATTAACAAAGTGTCTAATACTTTTTCAAATGCTTCAGTGGCTTCGTTGATTAATTTTTCTTTATCTCCGGGTTCTAGATATTCACTGATGTTGTCATTAGCCCAAAACCTTTTACTAGTACTTTGCATTCTATCGCGAATTGCTTGTGATAAATGTTTTTCTGTCATTGTTATTCTCCGAGTTATAGACGAGGATGTCGTTAGTTGACTGTAACATATTTAGACCGAGTAGTCAAACCATTATGATTTTTTTCCCAAGTCCATGATGTAGATATAATATTTCTAATGTCGCTATTAATTGGTCTCCAACTAGTGTGACTTTGAAATAAATCACTGTTAGCAACCAAATAGTCCGGATCTCCAATTCTTCTTGATGCCACTACAAAATTAATTTTTTCTTCGGCGATATCGCCACAGGTTTCGATAATTTCTTTGTTACTATGCCCTTGGCCCGTTCCGAGATTATAAGCCCGAAATTCTCCAGCATCCATAGTTTCGGCTAGACAAACTGCTTCTAAATGTGCCCGAGCAATATCGGTTACATGTAAATAATCTCTTATACAAGTTTGATCGGGTGTATTGTAATCATTGCCATAGAGTAAAAAACTCTCACCACGCCGATGTGCACTAAGAATCCTGGGAATTAAATGTGTATCGTCTTTTACATGACCTAAGGTTCCGTCTGGGTCGCACCCAGATGCATTAAAATACCTTAGGGCGATGCCTTTAAATTTATGTGCATGACAATGATCTTGAATAATTCTTTCGCAAAATAATTTACTTTGCCCATATGGACTAATCGGTGATTGCAAATCTGTTTCATACAATTGACGATTAGTATTTGGGATTCCGTAAGTTGCAGCACTACTACTGAATATAAATTTTCCTTTCCAACCATTACGAAAAAGTTTTTCTAGTAGATCATTTGTTTTGCTAGAATTATTCCAATAATAGGTGTAAGGATCTTGAATACTAGGACCAACTAAACTAGTGCCAGCACAATGTATAATGGCATCTACTTTATTGACGATTGCAGCAACAGAAGTAATTTCTACAAAGTCGTCCATGAACAATTGATCAATGTATTTTGCTGCTTGAGGTATAGTATCTTTGTGATCAACACCGATTACTTGATAATTCGCTTCTTTAAAAATTTTGGCGGTATGACTACCAATAAAACCCATTGCGCCGGTAATAATAACTTGATTTTTCATCAAAGAAGTATAACGGAAGACAAATAAAAAAGCAACCTTGCGGTTGCTCTAAATTAATATTGTTGAATCCAACAATTTTGTTTTACTTCGTAAGGTCCATATCTAGAAGAATAAACTTGATATGTTTGACCACAAACGATCCTTTGATTTGGCTGTAGTACTATCATTCCTGAAGAATGGGGATAGTAAACAGGAGGAGGTGGAGCAGGTGGCAAGTGTTGTGTAATAGCATATGTAACTACTCCGCCTACAATCATAGGAACCATCCAACTATGATTATGGTGATGATGATGCCGGTGTTGAGCTTGAATCGGCAACGAAACAGTTAATAGTAACGCTCCGATTGCCGAGTAAAGTTTATTCATTTTTTAAATAATCCAACAACTTTATTTTGAATGGTTTTAGCGAATTCAGGTTGTGGAAAATTCCAACCGACAAATGCACCTAATACAAACCAAAATAGTGTTTCAAGCATGATATATTCTCCGACTAACTATTAGTATTTAGCCGGGGCAGTATGTTTTCGGTAATCATTGCCTACTCTTAGCCAATTTTCTCCTTTGCCTTCGAGTATGTCAACGATTCGATCAATAGTTCCATCGGTCCAATCGCTGATTTGTCCTAAATTAGGATGGGGTCCTGTTAACAAAGACATCAATTTAGATAAGGCATCCTCGATACTCCAAGGAATATACAATCGTTTATGATCGTTTGCAAAAGTTTCAGGAAAACTGCGATAGGCAGGATAAAGCACATTACATCCAAGAGTATCAGCTTCGGAAACGGTATTAGAGACCCAATCTTGTAAAGCACAATTAAACAGTACACGAGTATCGTTGAGTAAAGAATAGTAATCGTTTTTATCAAGATCTTCGTAAATAACAAGTTTTCCTTCCTGTTGTAATCTACGAGTACGATTCATATAACTGTTATTATTAGATCGAAGTTTACTACCGCTAAAAACAGCAAACTCAATTTTTCGGTAACCATTAGAGTAACGACGGAACCATTCCTCAATGAGATCCATAAAAAAGTCTGGTTGTTTTTCTTGATCCCATCGTGCGGCGAATCCTACTCTCCATGCTCTATCAGAAAATGGTTTTAATTCGCCGGGAACTCGACTTCTAACTTCTTCCTTGCCAAATGCTAGTCCACTAATGTTATAAATAGGAGCTTGCCAACCGGCAACTTTCATGTGCATAACCATTTCTTCATTAGTAGCAAGGATACCGTCTACGAACGAGTCCACCATTTTTTCATAGTGGCCCATCCACCGAGACATACCCCAAACATGAACAAAATCATCTGGATCAATGGTTTGAGCAAGACAACGAACAAACACCCGAGGACGATAAGCAGGATCGACTTGATTGAGAATATAAGGAATGCTCTCGATTCCGGGCTGAAACATGTCTTCGAAATAGATAACATCTTCATTAGTAACCTGACCTTCTTTCATAAATCGAATCAAGTTCATGATTTGACTCATACCGAAATAACCGCGACCGTGTGCATCTAATACCTGACCAGTGCTGATTTGTTGATCAGTGGTCAGTGTAGTTCCAGGAACATCGATCCAGGTAATACCACGGCGTTCAAATACACGACGATTCCAATCAGTTAGTTGTAGAGTGTATCGAGCCTTGTAAGGCTCTAACCCCATATAAAATAGTTTACGCATTACGATTGCCTGCGTCTTTGCGATTCATTTGTTTAATGGTCCAAGTCCAATTGTCCCGTGGATTTTTACCATTTTGCCATCGTTTAAAATCATAGTACGGGCTATGATCGTCGCCAAGGTGTGCCTCATTGTAAGGATATCCAAACTCTACACAAAATTTCTTATATTGTTCGAGATCATCGAAAATTTTGGAAACTTCGGGTTTCATTACAAAATATTTTTTAAATTCTTTAGCCATTGAATTACCTACTTTAGATTTTAAGTTGTTGAAGTGGTTTAGTGGTATTATAGTAAATTGTGGCGCCGTTCTCACCGTCTTCGGAAACAGTGATCTCAACATCACGATCTGGATAACGATTAGAGATTTGATCGTATAGATCGTCACTAATCATTTCGCAGCTTTTATAATCTAACGACAAAACACCTTGTGCGCCAGAATACAATCCTTCGAGCCATCGTTTAAATTGAATGAATTCGATGTCTCGATCATTATGCCAAACTTGAATAGCAACAGTGAAATGAAAAATATGCCTATGAGGGTAAGCCAAAAACGAAACATCATAAATGTCACCTGTTTTAAGAGCCGGATCTTGATCGGCTGCTGGGTATTTATGAATACCCTCCTTCTCGAAGGTAATCCAGATCATTCGTTTGGCTTGATCCTTAATACGAGATTGTTTTTCCATTAGTGCTTGATTGTGTTGTTCTATCATTTTAAATGTTAAAAATTAAGTTAAAGTTATTGATCTTAAAATTTATTAAATTTCTCGATCTTTGTCATAATCGTGCCAAGGAGTAAAGACCATATCTCTTTTCATTAATGTGTGTAAGCTATGACACCAAACCCCGGGGTTAGTACCTTTAAATTTTATATCATCAAGTTTAATTGTAGCATTGTATCCTAACAGTTGTATATAGGGCAATTTTACCGATATCATTGGAATAAAATTATGAAATTCAGTTAAACCACTTTCATGTAAACCTTCGACGCAATCAACCGGGATATCTAGAGTACATAGATATTCTCGTTCAAGAAAGTATATGATCATGTCTTCCCATTCCCGCCATCCTTTGGCATCGTTGGTTTCTAACTTAGGAAAACTCATATTTGCACCAAAATAGATATGTTCGGCACCATTTAATTTTGCTGAAATATCGTTTACATTTTGTACTCCTACTACAAACAAAGTTTTAAGACCTTGTGCAGGGGAGCATTCTACTTCAACGCCGTTGAAGAATTGTAAACCGCTATTCGGATCTCTGTTCATTGCTAACCTCTAAAGTTATATCTCGTTGATTTTCTACATGATTGATCTGGCACCATCTCGTCCAAACAAATTCGGCATCTCGATGCCAAATTGATGGACCTGATAATTTGTAAATCCTACCGCTTCGTGTAACACCTTGCATAGTATCTGGGTCAAAGTATTGAATTGCACTACTTACTCGTCCTTCGCCGTCGATATTCCACCCTATAAAATGACGAGTCGCACCTTCCCAATATGGGCTTTGCGCTTCGAAAATTTTCCAATGTGTTAGAGTAATCTCGGGTACCTGATCAACAGGTTGTGTTATCCAAATACTCATTGAGTCTCCTTTTCAAGGTTATCAAGACTGTTCTGGTCTAATTCTACAGTATCATCGTTACTGTTGTCAACGACTTCGAACAATTGATTAAACATTGTGTTGGCATTCATAGTTTTCTTTCCTTTAAATCCTCGGGTGCCAACAATTTCCATCCAATAAGAACTATAAGAATCGATAAGTAAATCTGATTTTACACGATCAGTTGTTGCAAAAATTTCTTCAACGATATCTTCAAAGAAAACATAATCACCTGTACTTCGTCGCATCATAGCTGGAAACGCACCTGAGTCAAACATTCGATTGGCTTGTTGCACTGCCTCAATATGAGTCCATACATTATGACCCATTAGTAAAGCGTAACTGAAACTATCCCAGCTAGTATTACCGACTTTACCTAATTTATTTAGGTCAGTTGGCCCATATTTACAAATATCATTAATTTTTAGGAGCCGACTAATAGGACTTTCGTCAAAGTGTCGCACGAAACCATCGTTAACAATAACATCCTTAAACGGTCGC